CACTGTTCAGTCTCGGTCATCCCGGGTCTCCTTTTTGATGTAGTCGATCACGACGGCCATCGCCTTACCGTCGATGTCCCACTCTTTGATACCGCCGTGAAGGCAAAGGCCGCGCCGAGCAATTTCGTCGCCGTCACTGAGAAGCGTTGTCGCAAAGTACGAACTGCACGGCTGCCCGTGCCGCCATCCGTGTTCCGGCTGAATGTACGTTGCGTCGTAGAACGCGACGATTGAGTCGGTGTCGTTGTTGGTGACGCAGTCGTTTCGTCCGTACTTTTCGCCTTGGGGAACGATGCGAATGTTGAACTGGCGTCCCTTGTTGTTTGTGATTGTCAGCATCGGGGTTTCCTTTCTGACCCCAGTATATCAAACCACAGTTGAACTACAAGGGTTATTTGGCTTCGGCCAAGAACTCCATTTCATCACCCGTTGCAGCCGTGTAATTCGCGCTGAACTCGTTGCGAAGAGTCGAAAGGATTTCCATGCTGACCGTTCCAAGAACGCTGACCATGTCCGAACGCTCAAACCCGTAACCCATACCAGCGGCGGTAAGAAACACGAAAATGGTCTCGTGATCGTCGTTCTGTGTGAGCCACTTATCAATCACCACGCCCGTTGGAAGGATATGGCCGAGAGTGATTTCTCCCGGCGTGAACGAATTGATCTTCTCTACCATCAGAACCACTTCCTCGTAGGGGTCGCCGCGCGTTCGGCCTTGGCCTTCATCTTGGCAGCACCACGCTGCAAGCGAAGCATCATCTTAGGGTTGTCCGGGCGCTTGCGCCGATTGTGCTTCTCGCTTCTCACGCCACCGTTCGGCATTTGCCCATTATCCCCTGTATCGGATTCAAGTAACCAAGTTCAAGTTTACGACGACCACTACGCGGATCAGCCGTTTCGCCCTTCTCGTAACCATCGGCCGCGTCAATCCATCCCCACACAATGACGCGACGATAATCTGGCGCTTCTGCGTGAGCCGCGACAATGATGCGCTTTGCCTTGACGTCCTTCGGATCAATCCACACAGGATTTTCGCGGTTACGGACACGACGCACTTCGGTGTTATTGCCGACGTCTGCGATTCGGTCTTTGTGTTGACCATGGTCGCGCGCGTCCCAATAGTGTCCGGCCCAGTAAACGTTCAGGCATTTCGCTACGGCCAATTCGCAACAGCATGTCGCGACGGTGGCGAGCAGTTCCGGCTGTTTTGCAGCATTGTCGTATTGCGGCGCGTCTTTGCTGCCGAACCGGCTAATCATGCGTTGAAGACCGACGTGTGACGCCCAAGCGTATTCCCAGTCTTCCAAGTCAATAACTTCGCCCGTTACCACTTGCCGACCTCACGGAAGAACAGAATCATAATCAAGATGATGATTGCGACGTTTAGCGCGTTGTGTGCCGTGAATCCCACGTCCATGGCTTCTCCTTACTTCCTTACTCGGGGAACTCGCAAGCGTCTAGTGGCATTCCGGCCCTAACCGCTAACTCCTTTTCAACCCCAGTATCCCCTAAAGTGTTCGCCCATGCAACAAAAACTTCGCGATTTATCGTGAACTTGATTTCCTTGAACTTAGCCGTGAAGTTGCGCTTTGCCTTCCTGCTCGGCTTAGTTGACAAGCCACGGAAAATCTCGTCCACGTCATCCGGCGAGAAACCCGTACCCTCAAAAGACGATAACTCCAAAAGGTTCCGCTTCAAAAGTTCGCCATCGTATTCGGCTACGTCGCTCGCGCGATTGTCAATCAGAACGATACGCGCCGCCTCGGCGTCATCCACGTCAATCATGCTGACGGCAATTGTGTTCCAACCAATCCACCGCGCCGCTTTCCACGTGTGGTTGCCCTTTAGGATTCGATTCGAAGATTTTTGAACGACAATTGGAGCGTACTGGCCGTTGACCATCAGGCTCTCGCTAATAGCACCAATGTCACCGTCTCTCGGGTTTGGCTCCCACGGGATGAGGGAGTCAATGTCAACGACACGGACGTCAATCCTGATGTTGCTCGTTTCTCCCTCTGGCTTCTTTTTCCGTTCGCGCTTAGGCTCGGGGGGGATTCCCATCCGGTTACGAATGATGCGGCCAGCCTCCGGCTTGACATTCTGAGCCTCGGAAAGAATCTGATCCTCCCATGCCTCTAGCGCGTCGGGTTGAATTCCCCATTTGAAAAACCCAACATTGACGCTGACTAACGCTTTTACTCCCGGCTTTTTGCGGCCAACCTCAGCCGGTGGCTCTGTCTTTTTTCCTACGACGTCACCGACCATGCCAGCAATGTCAGACTCTTCGAATCCCGTCCCCTCAAGAGTTGGCAGGCTACTGAGAGACTCCAGAAGTCCTACGGTGTCGTATGACGCGAGGTCGCTTGTTCGATTGTCGGCAAGCATGATCCTTCGGGCCTGCTCATCGTCAACGTCAATGATGACGGCAGAAATGAGCGTCCACTTCAAACGCTTGGCGGCGGCGTGCGTATGTGAACCGCAAAGAATCAGATTGTCGCGCTTGTTGACAACAATTGGTCGGTACTGACCATGCGCCGTAAGGCTTTCAACGATCAGCGCGACATCCCCACGGCGCGGATTGTCTGGGTGAGGCTTGACGCTATTGATCTTGATGACCTCGGCGTCTAGTGGCGTGTCGTTGTTCACCTAGCAACTATACCCGGGTGCCATGGTGAGTAGTTGGCTGGCGGCGGCTCCGACCGAGCGGAAAGGAGTAACGCTCAAGGAAAGAGACTCAACTAGGTGTGGGCGATAGTTGCGCCGCCAGCCGTACTGAGACTATCAGGTTATGCGGCGTTCTCGTTTGCGGAACGGAGAATCTTGTAGACGTTCTGTTCGGTCGTTCCCATGGACGAGGCGATGCTGCGATACGTCACGGCTTCCTTGCGGAGGTCGATAATTACGCGGCGGCGCTCAATGCCCTTTTCCTTGATTGCGCGCTGAAGTGCGCGAATCTCTTCGGTTGTCTGCGCGACGTTGCGTAGTGCTGCGTCAACGTCGATGCTGGTCGTGTCAGTGCTCATATGTACCCCAGTCTACTTACTGTTGGTTGTTTTGTCGATTTCAAAATCTGCGACTTGGCTTCCGCCACGGCGAGCCTCTTCCACCATGCGGCGAAGTTGCTCGTCTCCAATCTGTTCGCGCTTGCGCTTGCTAATTAGCGAGTTTACGGCGATATACGCCAGCAATCCGCCAAACGCAATGAACGAAAGTCCGGCTATGGCGTATCCGGCCACGAACGTGTTTTCGGTATTCACGTCTCTCGCATTCCGGCGATTTCAATTCTGAGCATGTTCTCTCCTCTCTGAGGCGTTTTGAATTCGATACTGGTCAAGTATTCGGAAGAGTCGTCGTGGAGCACTCCGGCGTCCACGAGGCCGTCTATGGCGGCTTTAGAGGCCGGGGCGCACGCGGCGACGTCCTGAAGGCGTCCCATTCGTTGAAATGGCGTCACAATGATTCGTGCTTGGGCAAGCCGTGGAATTTTCTCGTGCTTCGCAAGGAGGAAGAAATCCGTCCGCCATTGCTTCGTGAGTTTGATGCGTTCGCCCATGTGCATCCTTGCGGCAGAGTTAGCCGTCCAAACCTTCGCTTTGTATTCCAGTGTCCAGACTTCTTCGGGAACACTTGACTTGGTACCAACAAGTAGTCCCGCGTCAACTGCCGCTCCCGGGTGCGTGTGAATCCACTCGTGGCAGTGGAAACAGACGGCAATGAGATTCGCCGCTTCATCCTTTCCTCCTTTTGACCTTCGGCGCTTATGGTGCGCGTGCTCGGCTCCCCCTGTGCATACGCCCGGAACGCGCGCCTCGCACGCTCCGTTACTGCGCTGCATGATTTCCTTTTTTGCTCGCTTGTAATCAGCCATGGAAGAATTGCGCTTTGCCGACACGGGCTTCAGCGAAGACTTGCGACTGATCGGCGTGCGCTTCATACCGACTTGACGACGTTTTCAAGTTGCAACTTGTAATTTCCCGAACCGTTTTCAAGTTCCGCCTTGTATCCGGTCTGTGCTGCCCGGTCGGTTCTTTGACTGATCCCGTCATACGCCTTGAAAAAATGCGCGCGAGTTGTTTCTTGATTCTGACTCAGGCAAAGATTCGTCCACCCTATGCACCGAACCGCCTCACTGACGGCGTCGTGTGTCCACTCGGGCTTGCCAGTGTGTCCTTTGTGAGCGATGGCGTACTGAACTTCGATCCATGCCTGTTCTCGCGACGGCGATAGGCCACCGCCAACCGAAAGTATCTCTTTCCGAATTTTTGAAATAGTTGGGAACCAGTCTTCTGTCTTCAAAAGGTTGCCAATTGCAACCTCACCATCGGAGTAGGAAAGGTCTTCCAACTGGTTTGCGTAGACGGCGACGGTTTCTTTCTGAAGATTGAAGTTCGGAAATCCCGCAGCAAGTACCGCGAGAAGCCGAGCCGCTTCGATGTTATTCACGATGTACCTTTCAAGTAGTCGCCAATGCCGTCAAGGGCGACACGACGATCCCTCACACCAGTGCGCTTCTCTTTTGCCTGAAGCCTCATCTTCTCGTAGTTGCGACGAAGTGCCTCCGGGCTGAGAATGACACTTTGCCAGAAGTCACTTTCGTGCGCCCACTTGATTGCGGCTTCAATCTGCTCCGGGGTTCGACCGTCGATGCGGATCATTCTGTCGATGACGGTGATCCACTTGTCTGTAACGGTTGGGCGTTTACAACCGTTCATAACCATCGCATCGGCAAGGACACCTGCGAGTCGCTTCGAATCATCCTGATGGTTCCCTTTAGAAGAGTTCACCAGTTCTTGTGTTTCAGTAGTAGAGAGAACTACTAATGGATCGGGTGAAGTGGGCTTCACCCCGTCAACCCCAGTACGGGATGCAACTGGCTTCACCCCGTTTTGCCCTCGGGGTGAAACGTGCTTCACCCCGTCAACCACGATTGAATAACGGTTCGGACGGCGATCATCGCGCAAGTCAGAACGCCCTCCGGCCTGCTGCTCAACAACAACCAACCCGCGTTCCTCTAAGGAGTTGAGTAACTGCTGTACACGACGCTCCGAAAGACGACAGCGGTGAGCGATCCGAGCGATGCCCGGATACGCATTCTCACCATTGTCATCAGCGTGATCCGCAATCGTGAGAAGAACCAGCAACTCGCTGGAAGAATCGACGTCAGCCGATTCCCACACGACGCTCATCACGCGAATACTCACCCTTCGTGCGAATCCGAAACAACGTCAGCGTCAGCAATCTCTTCGACGTCGTGCTCGGCAGTGGGAGTTGCAATCTGCATCGGCGGCGCTACATTAGCACCATGGTCGCTATCGATGTAGATTGTCCCGGGGTGAAGCGACTCTTCAAGTCCGTCACCCAACTCTTCCGGCGTGTAGATGCTCCCGCCGAGAACCTCTGGCATGAATGCGTTGACGCCCTCCGTCACGGCGCGAGCCGTCCGCATCTGGCGCGGATACTTCTGCCACGTAGGACGCCCAGCAAGGCCCATACGCTTCGCGTCCTCGGTGTCGCACTTTGACTCACCAAGGCTCTCACCATTGATAAACCACTCAATCGACACGCAATCATCGTCGCGGCGCGTGTACTTGTAGTTGTACCTATCCTCATTGCGAGGGCCGGTAAACATACGCACGCGGCTAAGAATCAACTGGTACGAAAGCGTCGGCTTGTTATCGATAATGTGAATGTCGGAAATTCCGCGCATCCCCAAGCCGAGTTCCTTCGCGATTTGCAACTTGACCATGCCCTGCGATGCGTCACGAATGTCCTTATAGAATCCGCACTTCGCGAGCGCGTTCGCCAGACGCACGGTCTCATCAAACGTCGCGTTTGTTACAAGGTCGGTGCCCACACTGTCTCCTTAGTTCGTCTTGATTGTCGCGGTAACTTTTCCGGGTTCGACCACAATACCCGGAATCACTGATCCCGTGTTGGAATCGACCGCACCGCCGTCCACCATCGTCAGCGCGTCGTTGACGGCCGTCATGCTGGGCGCGTACGAGACCTTCAGCAGGTCGGGTCGATTATCCTGCGCCCACGCAACGAAAGCGTCACGGTCAATGATCGCGAACTTCTTGTTGGTGCTGCGCGTCTGAACAATTCCGCTGGGAAGATCAATCTTCTTGCGGTCAAACTGTTCGCGCTGTTCCAATGCGTATCGCTGAAGTAGTCCGCCAAAGAAATCAGCGTCTCTGCTTAGAATGCGCTTTCGCCCTTCAATCCAGTCGTTGATGCGCTGCTGCTCGGCCTCTGCGAGGTCGATTGCTTGCTGAACGCGATCCATTGCCGCGTCGTACTTGCGAAGTGCCCATGCGGCCTTCTCATCGGTATCGACAACGAACGCTGGGCGGTATTCGCCCTCTGCGTCGATGTATTCGGCGTCGTCAATCCAGTCCAGTGGATCATTCGAATCCATGTTGTGCTCCTTTCGCTTGCCCACAGATTACACTACCCCCAGTTGTGTGTCAACCGGGGGTAGTGAATTTGTT